CTTGACCTTCTTCGTAGAACAATGTATTAGCGATGCTCTTCACACCGCCACGTAATCTAGCACCCTCTACACCGTTTAAGAAACCTAATGTAGTAGCAGTTTCGATTAATTCAAAGGCAGTATCTTTATCTACACAGGCAAACAACTCTTCCACGAAGCTGTCAAAATACAATATATTCCTTGGAACCCAATCGGATATCTCGTCACTGTAATCGTTATCTTTGACCTTAGCACGATATGTACGCCAGTTCATTCTAGGCTTGTTTAACAGTTCAATATCCATTAATTGATTGGCACGTTGTACTGCTTTGATATGACATTCGACATTATGCCCCATCATTAGAGCATAGGCAAAACTATCCCAAGATGTTTTGCCTTCTTTACCGATCTTGTTTAACATTCCTGGAGCATAATGGCATATATCCGCGATCGTAAGTCTTCGACCAACTTCGGACTCGAAAGGAAAAGGTATATCGTGCCGTCCGGAAAGACCCTTATTATCTGGGGCTTTGTCCATGATAACACTCCATCGCTTAGGGGTGTGTTGGGCGTTAGTGTATACCAATCCGTGAGCTGTTGCGATGAAAGGTGATGCGCAGTCAAAGGAAATTGTGAAGTTTTCATTTACGTGCTTTCTAATTTGTCGCTGAATGCTAGTTAGATAGCAACTCCAATCTAACTGTGCAGTACCTAAGAAGTGCATCCAGTCTTTGCCTTCTAACATACCGTCAAACTTCATAGTGATAAGGCGTTTTAGAGTCACAGGCATCTTACACATATTAGCACCACCCATGGCCCAACCTTCTGCGGCTCTATCACCGTACTTGCTAGTATCGGAATATTCTTTTACACCTTGATACCATGCTTCTGCGGTATCCCAGTTAGAACCTTGTAGAACGTTTAACAGTTTTGTTCCACCGTTGGCAGCACCGATTCTATTTTCTATAAAATATTTGTTGTTGAACTGTGTCTTTTCTAAGCAGTCTTCAAAGGTCTTTAGTCCGGTCTTTGGACTATGAATATGATCGCAGGCCCATGTCGGAACGTCCAACATCATCGACCAATCAGCTGTAACATCTAACCAAGTTAAAATCTTTTCACGAACTTTATTAGCTTCTGCGCCTTCAAAGTTTTGCCAGTCAAACTTGATAACACCTTTACCAATCTGATATCCACCCGAATCGCCTAGGATCATAGTAGCACCACGATCACGTTGTTGGATCATTAGTTCTTGATCTAAACTCTTTTCGATATCTAATTGTGCATGACCTGCTGAATACAGAGCATACTTGTAATAGAAATAACCCTGTTCAGGATTAAGAAAGTTCATACCTTCGATACCGCGATCAAATTCTTTAGGAATACGATCGTTAGGAACAAATTCTTCTTTGCGTTGTTTATCTACATATGTAGAATAAAAAGAACTGATAGCAGGCAAGTATACCGCATAGTCCTTTTGTAATGGTGTTAAATTAACTGGTTGTTTGCTCATATTCTCTCGCTAGTTTAGCAGTAACGTCTAACTGCTGTCGTGCCTTATTTAGGTTCTCTAATGCTATTTTAACAGCCTGATTGTCTTTTGCCAATGATTCCCAAGCCAATTCTTCATCACGCTTCTTACATGCCCAGTCAAGTAAAGACTCTGCTTCACCGTTTAGACCAATACTGGAATAATCCATATTAAGTGTAATCCAATTATTGCCGTCGAATACTTCTATGTTCTGGTTGGTGGTATTGAATCTCATATTACCAACACCTTGGGCGCCGGAATAGTTGTTTATGTAAGTACTGGAATTTCCACCAGAAACAGACATATAACGTCCAGAAGCGTGAATGCTTTTAATCATTAAGCTGCCTGTGCTGGAATGATGTATTTGTAAGTAGCAAGACCGCTGTCTAGGGTGATCTGAATAGCACCTTCGTTACTCAACGACATCTTAGTATTGTTTACATCGGCAATCTTAAGGATACTCAAGATTGGCAGCACCGGCCAAGTCCAACCGCGATCTAGTTTGCCTGCTACATTCTGAGCAAATACAAACTCACCGCCGTGTGTTGAAGCATCACCAAAGATGAACTTCAAGTTACCACCATCTGTCTTTGCTAAGAATGTTGGATGTTCATTGTTAGCACCTGCTTGGAAGTTGAAACGCTGAACAGCGGCCACACTTGGTTCGATCTCAACGTCCCACTTAACACCACGGAACTTAACAGTTTTCATCTTTTCGTTGATGATTTCCTGATTCATGAAACGATAATCATTGCGGAAATCTCCATCCTTGTTTTCAAAGTGGATACCAACAGGAATAGTTTCACCGTTACGTTCTGCTGACGTAATAGTGATCTTAGCGTCATCCTTGTATTCTGATCCATCTAATAGATACTTTAGTTTATTCAACTGAGGCATACCAAATGTACCGATCATATCTGGGTACGGTGCGCTAGTTTCTGCGGTCATGATCACTGATCGATCATCAGCCATAGAAAAGATTTCAGTTTTTTCTTTGCTGCCTGTTACTTTAACTGTGGTAAGGAAGCCTAGGTTTTGTGTGTGACTTACGATGTCTTGTAAAATGTCTTTCATTTAGAGATTCTCCATGTATATTAAGATTATATTTAGATCGTGAATGAAAATCAACCTTGAAATCATTCAAAATCAAACAATTTGTTAAAATTGTTGTCACTGCGAGTTGAACTGATGTCCCATTCCAAAACACCAATCAAGTTTTCTAATTTTTCGTCGATGACTGTTGTTTCCATTTCGCCGTCATCGAATGGTAAATCTTTAAACCATTGCGGTAAACGTAATTCGTCTACAGGATAGGCTACCGAAACATAGCCCATAGGATTGTCTTTGATTTTACAAACAATGACTTTCATGCCGTCGACAATATTCATCGAGTATTTGTCGTCGAACATTCTTTTGAGCGTATTCCAATTAAGGCTTGCTCTAACATGACCAGGCATATTAGCCTTGCCAGCTTTCTTCTCTTTTGCGGCATATTCTGTAATGTTGTTGGCACGTTTAGGTGATCCTTTCTCCCAACCGGGTCTAGTTTTAAATTCAGTTCTAAAATCAGTGATATACTGTAATATCCCTTCTCGTGGATAGCCAGTTAGAACTCGAGTTAAGACTTCTGAGAGGAAGTCTTGAATAACGACGGGTGTGTCAGAACGCTTGAGGTCGAGTCCCATGGCTTTGATTTTTCCTGGTTTTCCGTCAACATCTGCTCGTTTTCCTTCTTTGTCGTAGTAGAGAACTGCGTATCGCTTCTTGGTGATGAATAATCCTTTGGAAGCAACAATCTCGCGACCTGCCTTGATGACTTCTCCTCGGGTCTTGGGGCAATGAAAGGCGTCCTGCATGAATTTAACAAACGTGCCATTTACTTCTCCTCCTATGGTATCATAAAGTTCAACAACATTTTCTCTAGTCCAAGGTATTGATCCTTTTTCTATATCTTTTTTAAGAGTTGAATATGCCGAAAAATAACAACTGTCTGTATCACCGTAGATTACAGCCTTACCTACGTGATCATATTCTCCGGTAATAATTTCGTTTACTTTACTTGCCATATGTTTGGCAACCTGCCTGCCGGTAAGAGTTGTGGACTGTCCAATTCTATTATCAAAGAATCTACAGCCAGGATTAAGAATAGCACCGTATAAACTATTCAAGTTAATCTTTTTAACTAACTGACGCTTGTCCCAATATTCTTCTTCTATGTCGTTGCCGGCCTGGATACATTCTTTAAGCTTGGCCTGCATTTCTTTACGTTCTTTATACCAGCGGGCTAAAAGCCCAGGAATGATTCCCTCTTTCTCATAGGTAAAGATAGTACCATTGGCACTTAACATCCACGGCTGATTGCTTTCAAATATTAAGTCATAGATCTGTGCTGCCGAGAGCGTATCACTGCCTCCGTCCTCCCAGTCAATGGTAATCTCACGACCTACTTCACGATTCATTACTGCGGTGTATTCTAATGAACCAAACACACCTTCCCATGCTGCGGCAAATGATTTACCTTTGCCCATTTCGGCAGCGATATAATCTTTAGTACCATCTTGACGTAGCTGTCCTACGATAGTTTCTGGACCCATGTTAAGCGCACGAATCGCACTTGGATACAGTGAGTTAATATCTAATGAACCGATCCATTCGTGGATACCTTTCTTGGGATAGGCAACATATGCTCCAGCAGCCTGTGTGTCGCCTTGTTCTTCCATCTTTTTACGATTAGGAACGATCATACCACGACGATGTGCTTCGTTAATAATAGCCTGCTCAGTCACAGCCACAGCACCCATAGTTGTCTGTAGTAGAACTGTATTTTCGTGAGCAATTTTATTAGCTAGATCTAAGAATTTAAGTTTTTTGTCTAGCTTATCGAGTAGCGAACAGTCTTGTCTGTTGTATTCAATAAACTTGCGGAAATCGTTGTTATAGAGTTGATCTAGCGTACCTTCGTAGACTGTTTTATTCTCACCGATTTCCATCTCACCGATAGCATCTAATCGATATGTGTGACGTTCCTCGTAGGTATATTTTCTATATAGTTCAAGATAATCCATATGAACGCGACCAATTAGATCATAGGTCACAGCAGTTTTGCCAAACTTTTCATATTCTCGTTTTTTAGGATAGCAGTCCCATAAACAGAATCTACGTGTATCTTCTTTATTCAATACTTTGATAACACGATTTACAGTATACGGAATATCGAAACCTTCTGAGTTCCAACCACTTAGTACATCGGCATCTTGAATAAGATCCAAGAATGTATCTAACATGTCTGCTTCGTTGTCAAACAGCATGGTATTTGGGAATTCCTCTACAGCCTTTTTGGCTTCTGCCATGTTCATAGTTTTGGGAGGAATAGCAAGACACACAAGAGTATCTAGCCACTGCAAATGTACAGCGATAGCAGTAATTGGCATGAACGCATCATCTGGCGAAGCATATCCACGCTCTGGATCGAAGTCTACTTCAATATCGAAAAACGCTGTGTTTAGTTTTGGAGCATCTACGTTTAAGTAGTGATCTTCCAGTGTCCTATAGATAGGATTGATATCTGATTCATAGAGTTTTTTATTACTATGAATCGCTAATTCTTTGCGAAGTTCCTTAACATTTTTACAGGTAACACGGCTCAGCGGCTCGCCTTTAATTGATTGATACTTACCCTTGGGATCGTAGTAATAAAAGATATGGCGAGCAGGATAATCTTTATAATGCCTTTCGCCTTTGTCATTGCGTTCAACGACACGAATCATGTCGTCGTCGCGATCATAGAATGCGTCAACGTAACTCATTTTTCTCCATATGCGACTTAGGGCTCGCAAATACCTATTGTGCGGCTTATGGCCTCGCCTACCATCTACATTAATTACTTAGCAATCTTGCTAAGGCAACACTGTCTATCGTGACCATAAGAGCATAATTAGCCAGCATACCAAAGGAACCACGATGATAACAGCACCCAGCATATATAACACACCCAAGTATCCAAACAGGGTAAAGAACCATGAAAGGTGGTGTTGGAACGGTGAGTGCCATAGTGACAGCGCAACCAATAGAAAGAATCCAAGCAAAGACCTCAAGACAAAAACGTATTCTATTGCTCGAGTAATCTTGTCGGATCCAGTTAATGATTCCATTAATAACGCCCATTTATTCCTTTTCAGGCAAATGTTTAGTGATACCAAGAATGCCTTCGATCTCTTCCCATTCTTCTTCGTGTTTCTTCCAATCGTCTTTGTGAGCGATTTTGATAGCTTTGGTAATGATACTAGGTTTAACCTGTAGTTCTTCTGCTACTGCTTTAATAGTTTCTTTTAAACCTTCTTGAAGATCTTCAACTTCACGTAGAACGTTTGAACCTTCATTAATTAATCTTTCCAGTTTAGCTTTTTCTTCCGGACCGTACATTTTTGCCATAGATAAATCTCCTTACTGAGCTATTATATAGTCATAAAAAAAGCCGGTCAATGATTAACCGGCTTTAGTTTACCAAAAGATAAATTATTTTTTCTGTTCAGCAAGAACATCGTACATTTCAAATGTTCCACCCATACGTTCGTAAACCAATCCAGCATAGACTTCAGCTTTCATACCTTCGCCTAATTTGTTTTTGGCAATGCGTGTAGCCCAAGAAAATAATTCTTTGTCTAGCGGATCGATCTGTTGTTGACCGCCACTCTCTTGAACTAGTTTAACCATGTCTTTGAATGATAGAGGTAGTTCGATTGACTCAGCAACAACCTTCTTAGAAGTTTTTACAGATTCATTCTTCTTACCAAAGTACTTGGCTTGTTTAGCACTCATACCTTTTTTGCCATCTTTCTTGTCACCGCCTTTGTCAGCAGCAGCTTTTTTCATTGGCTCTTTCTTATCGCCGTCACCGTCGATATCTAAGAAGTCTGGTTTAGCAGCCTCGTCCATCTTTTCTTCGGCTTTTTTACCTTTGACTTTCTTATCTGCTTTTTTAGCTTCTTCTACCATCTCTAAAAATTTAGATTTAAACGCTTCAGCATCAATGTCTTCGTTCTTTTTCTTTTTAGATTTTGGAGCGTCTTCTTCTTCGTCGTCGCTTGAAGCAGGAGCACCGCGCTCATGTTTCATACCTGTGGCAGTTTTAGTTGCTGTGCCGTGTTGTGTTTTTTTCTTAGTACCGACTGGTTCATCGGCGTCAAACACTTCTTCTACTGTTTCGTCTTCTGCAATTGATTCGTCCTCGGATTCTACACCTTCGGCTTTCTTCTTAGCAATTTTAGTAGCGGTAGCATGCATAACTTCCTCGCCGCGATCACCGTAACGCTTTTCGAAACCGTCTTTATCTTTTTTCATAGACTTGACAACTTCTTCTTTCTTTTCTTTTTCAGCACTGGTCAATTTCTTTTCCATTAGATCGGCAGCTTCTGTTAATGTCTTAGTACCTGCTAAAACATGCATAGCGATATCTTCGTCTAGTTGAATCGCCTTGGGTAATTCAGGGGCTGCCGGAGTCTGTGGCGGTGCCTCCATGCTGTCGATTTTGCTTATTAATGATTTCAAGTCCATTTTATTTTCCTTGTTTGTGCTGATTCCATTGCTCTAAAAGAGAATTCTTTACTTCTAATTGTTGTTGTTCCTCGAAAGATCTTGGTCCAGATTCTACCTTAGCCTTGGCTAATTTTTCATATTCGAGGTGATGATAAACAGAAGATACATAATCTGCTGCTTTGGTTATCTTTGATTGTACCCAACCCTCAAGTTCTTGACCTTCTTCAATCATGTGAAAAAGTTTGGCAGAATACTTGGCTAGCTTATAAAGCTCAGCTCTGGCCATTTGTGCTTCGTGATCGTCGATCGATGGGGGTTTCATGAGGTCCATAATTGTATTTATCTTTTGATGAAATTGCCTTCACCGAACAGTGAAGCTTTCATATCTAACGCATTTACCGCTGTTCCGTCCTTCTTTTTAGGCTGTTTTACCTTAGGTTGAGGAGGTGCTTTTGTGCCACTGCCGCTAGTAGGGCTACCGATATAGCTTTTTTTACCTCTAGCTGGGCCTGGGCTAATATGCGGGCTTACAACAGTAGCTATATTGCCCGATGATGTAGATCCTGCTGTAGCTGTTTCAAAAAGTTCCGAAATTTTCATAACAATATTTATCTTAATTGATTAAGCTAAATAGGCCACTAATCTTACATTTCTAGCGATACCTTTTAGATTGCGTATCTGTCCAGGCTCTGCCTTTTCGATATCCTTATTTGTTACGTATACTTTTTTTAAATTATTACCAGAAATATCAACGAATTTGTGTGTCCTAAAGTTCCATCCATAGATTTGTATAGAGTGCTTTCTACGTAGTTCCTTCCATATTCGTTGACCACCTGGACTCTGTACATGATCGCTGATCAACATCAGATTTAATTTTTTAACAAGAAATTCGTAGAGTTTAACAGCACGTACTTTATTATTTGGTCTGGCATATATTCCATAGATTTTAAAACTATTAGGGTTATCTAAAAATCTAGTGCCAGTTATAGCTAGTTCTACTTTTCTAGACTCCGGATCAAATACATTGTAGGCAGTTGTAAGTCCGTAACGTGCTCTCCATAGTTCATAACCTCCCGGAAAGGGGGATACAAATTCTCCCAACCATTCGGTTTCGGAAGAAATCGGAATCCGTTTTCCTCTTCTAGGTAGTTGATCTACTGTTCGGAGTTTTTTGTAGACAAAATCTATTAGCAGCATAAAAGCTACTTATTTTTTCTTTGATTTACCAGATTTCATATTGGCGCACCAGTGATACATTTTAGCACGTTCGCCTGATGAATTCTTGGCACGTTTACGTAGATCTGTTACAGAACCGTTACAGCTAGCTCCAGATCGTTTTACACGGCCCGGACGACTTTTGCCTTTGACTTTACCGTCTGCGAAATTTTCAGTGAGCTTATTTAATTTTCTATAATAATCTCCACCGATGGTCATTTTTGCCTGTTTATACAGCATCATTAATTGTGATGCTTGGGACTTTACATAGGAAGTTTGGGGCATAGTAGACATTTTATCAATGGCTAACTTCATTGCACCCACACCAGAATCAGCGTCTATAGCCAGTCTATCTTTGATGATTCTTTTCACATCATCGTCAGAAATTTTTAATTCGATGATAAACTCTTTTGCTTTCATTTCATTACCATTTTAAAATCTTGAAATTTTTCTTTACGATCTTCTAATCCCTTCAACCCTGGATTAATTGGTTTGGTAGCCGATTTGGTATTGTAAAAATCATCCACCCTAGGCTGTACACGATTCTGCCAAAACCATATAGCTACCTTAGCAGCGATTTCTGGTTTTTCAACTAGTTCGGGTTTTTCTTCCAACGGTAAGCCCAATGCCTCACCGGCTTTCTTGTAATTGTATCTGCCAGTAAGTTGAATGTAACCCCTGCCTTTGTAACGAGCACCGTCGCCGACTTTGTTGTTACCTAAACTTTTAGCCTTTGAGTTTACTTGGACTGTCTTTCCTGTTTTTTTATCTTTAACAAACTTAGGTTCGTATTTTTTAAAATCTAATGAACCGCCATACTCAACCATTGACTTGAAGTTATGCGACTCATGTGCGGTCTGTGCTAGGAACTGTGCTAGTTCTTCGCCCTTAATACCTGCTTCGATGGCTGCCTTAGTTAAAAACTTTTCGTGAGGACTATTAGTTACCGATTGTTTAGGAGTGGCATCTTTGGCAATTTTAATCATGCCTTTTTCAAAATTACTTTTTTCGTCGTCAGCTTGAGAAACTGCGACAGTTTTTTCTTTATCGTCTTGATTATTTTTGTAAGCATCATAGGCAGCAGGTCCACCTGCGGCTACAGCAGCACCTAATGCAGCACCACCTACCCAATCTTTCCATCCTTCACCTACACCACCGTCACCGCCACTGCTATCGCCGCTGTAACCAACATAATATCCATAACCACCGTAAGGCCCTGGCCCATAAGCAGCCCAGCGAGGTTTACGTTTGCGTTTCTTTTCTGATACTATGCCTTCTCGCATATATTCCGATGCTTCGCCGTCTAAACTAACATGCCAAGCATAAAATCTAGTGCCGGGATGATCTTTCTTTAATTCGATAAATGTATGTAAATTAGGTTTAGCATCGTCATACATTATCGCTTTATTATAATCGTCTTTGTCTAATAAAGATTTGATTATTTGTTTTTTGCGTTCTTCTGTTGTTCCGCCTTTGATATTTCCTGCACGATAGACATGTACTTTATCCATGTCAACTCCATACTTACGGAATGTATCTAGAAATAATTCTTTGTCATCAAAATCTGAACGAGCAGTAACCATTACTACTTTATTACCTGTGGCGATATCTTTTTTAAGCTGATTCATCATAGGAATAATTGGTCGAGATTTTTCAAAGAACTCTCTAGCGTTTCGAAAGTCTTCAAAATCAAACGATTCGCCGGGTTTTAGTTTATAGTGCGTAAAGTCGTGGCTATTAAGACTGTTAACAACTTCGCCGTCTTTGATCACGTGAACCTTAGTCTGTGTATTGACTAGTGTGTCGTCTATGTCAAAGACAACTAATTTTTTGGGTTCAAATTCACGTGCTCTCATCTTATTTTTATCACAGGATTTTTTCCGTGATACTGATCATTTTTATAAGCAGTGATAACGCTTAGTTTATTTGATTCTTCGCTAGGTTTAGATACCACTACATGAACATCGGTACGTCTGTCATAGATATTGATGCTGGTTTCGGTTCCTATTTCTTGTATTTGCGATTTTGCTCGATCTAGTCTAGATAAAATATTTTTAACTAAATCTAGACTTATTCCTCGTTCTATCAGCCTATCTAAAAAATGCTGCGTGAATTGGAGATCAAATCCGCCAAACTTGGCTTCAAAGATTTTTTCTTCGACGATAAATTCTTTGGCTTTCATACAGGTGAATACGGATTTAGTGGACGATCTTCTTCGCCTTGTTGTTCTGGGTATACCGGATATTGATTATCATTCATACTGAAAAGCTACTCCCACATCCACAGGTAGTTTGAGCATTAGGATTTTTAATAATAAATTGACTGCCCATTAATTCTTCTTTGTAATCTATAGTAGCACCAGTCATATACTGCATGCTCATAGCATCAATAACAAATTTATATTTTTCGTCTAGAGGAAATTCAAAATCATCTTCGTTAATTTCTTCGTCAAAAGTAAAACCATAGCTGAAACCACTGCAGCCTCCTCCCTGTACAAATGTACGGAGGAATAATTTAGGATTGTGTTCATCAATCAATAGATCTATGATCTTTGTTTTTGCTGAGTCTGTAATTTCAACCATTTTTATCTCCCACAGGCGGTTCTCCAGTTAGATATGGTAAACTAAACCACAGTTGAAACCATTCAGGTGTACCGGGTTTAATATTGTGCTTACGCTCTAGTTCACGCTTTTCTGTGCCAGTGATGCTGATATTACTACCACCATACGGCTGATAACCTTTAAATTCATTTATGCCAGCTAGGCGTTTTAATTCCGATAGTTCCATTATTTTGTTGCCGGTTCGCCAGTGACATAGACTTCCCACTTTTTACCAGTCATGGCAGATTTTTTAGCAGCCCAGTCCTTTAGTCTATAGTATTCTCTACGCTCTTCTGGACTGTCGGCATAAGCACCATAAGGTCCGGGAAATACTTTCCACTTTTTACCGTTAATATAGATAGCAAAGTTGTTACCGGGTTCAGTGTTACCTTCATCCCAATCTTCTGGATCTCTTACTCTTTCGTCCATAGGAATACGATCTTTCTTATGTTTAACATCGCCTTGCTTTTCGGCACGTTTTAAATCCTTGTGTGCGCCAGCACCTGCGGTTTTTTGATTTTTAGCAACAAAGTTTCTAGGTTTGCTCGCTGGTATAAAATCTTTGGCTTTCATGATGATCTCTTTTGTTTAGGACCTTTTCGGTATTTCCATTTTTTATCTGTAGAACACCAATATCGACCATAATTGCTTTCTTTAACATTTTCTGTTTTTTTAAACAGCTGATATCTTTTTATAAATTCTTTTTCTTTACTACTTAATTCTCGTCCTGTTTTTATTTTTGCTAGTATAAATCGATAATATGCCTCGTCATCGGCAAGTTCAATTAATGTATCTATAGATTCGTGCATGCCAAAATTGCCCTGCATACGTACTTGTTCAATGTCGTTACTGTCTGCGAATCTGTCTACTTTTAAAGCTAATTTAAAATCTAATATAGTTAGACCTTTAACATCGAATGTGGTTGTTTTAACAGTTACTTCTGCAACATCCTGCGTTACCTCAGCGAAATGATCCATTTCTTCACTGATCTTGTTAATGTATGAAACAAAGTCCTCTGCGTGCCTATGATCTTTAGCCACATATTTGGCCTGTAAGATTCTATGATCTAACATTTCCCAGTCTGGAAGATATTTACTTTTTAGATCATTTAGTTTATCATTGGGAATAAGTTTTTCTTCTATATCAACTTTTCTAAATTTTTCTTCTTCCACAGATTCATTTTTCTTTTTCTTAGAAGCTTTAGCTAATTCTTTTTCAATATGTGGAGCCATGTATTCTGCTACTAGATCAAAATAAGATTTACCTGCTATTTCAGTATCTGCGTCTATGCCAGCAGCCTTAGAAAAAGCTGCGCGATCCCCTGCACGAACAGCATCTCTCAATGATGTCGCCGAGCTTAGTCTAGGTGTTGGTTTTTGTTCAACAGTGGAGAAATTATAAAATCCGTGGGCCTTGCCTTCGACTCCGTTGTAATCATTAATAGTCTTGATTACCCAATCTTCGTCAGTATATACAACAAGTTTAGAGTCTGGATGTTTTTTATAAATCTCACTGGCCATAGTCAACCAACTAGTGGTGCTTAATAAATGTCCTTCTAGCCCCGGATAAACTGTTTTCATCGCTTCGATTTTGATATCGAACGGTAACGGATCTTTAGGGCCTTGTGTTGAAGCGTTGGTGCCTACATACCAGTTACCTCTGCTGCTCATCATTTCCCAAGCAGCTTTATGTCCCTGATGCGGAGGATTGAAGCGACCAAAAATGATAGCTACTTCGTCGCTCGGGGCTTCAAACAGTTCATTTAGTTTCATAGTCGCCGTCTTCTATGTGTTTACGCTGCTCTTCGCAGATTTTTTTGGCTAATTCAACAAGTGATTCCCTAGGAAACTTTTCCTCTCGATCTTCAATATTGAATTGTTCACAGTATGATTTCAGCGCGGTATCGATGGGCTTTAGATATAAAGTGTAAGCTTTAGGATGATCTAAGTGTTTGCTGTGTTTTTTAACAACAGGAAACAGATACTGACTCAACATCTGATTGTCATTGTCAATAAAGAATTTTAGATCGCCTAACCAATCTACTTCTTTATCTTCTTCTTTGGGAGCCCCAATGGGACTAAACATTTCATTTAATAACATATTACCAAGCCCTGCATGACCAATAACGTGCCTTCCAACGGGGACCTGGATTAGAACAGTTGTGACGAGCACGGAAACTCTTTCTGCGATTAGGATTAGATTTCTTAATACGCATCTTCTTATCGCCAAAGTTTACTTTAACTACGTTGCCCTTAGGGCCTTTTACATAAACTTTAGATTTTTTAACATCGCCTTTCATAGGCTTGCCTAACGGAACTTCGCGACCTTGATACTTGGCTTCGTCGACGTCGTAATCTTCTTTTTTATACTTGTCTTTAATGCGACCTAATTCTTCTTCGCTGGCACCTTCTTTACCTGCTTTAGCCAACGCAGCCATACCGTCTTTGCCGAACTTTTTCTTTCCTAGATAATATTGTAGACCACTTTCTTCTACATCATCTTCTTCGCTGACTTTGACGCAGTTATCTACACGACGACCGCCTTTCATCTTTGTGCCAGCATAGCGATAACCTTTCCAGCAAGCTTTGCCGTCGAGACCTTTTTTCTTTTCTTCGTCTAAATTTACTTCTTCGAAAGTAAATCCGTTTTGTGTAAGCAGATCCATAGCAGCGTCATCTAATTCTATAACAATACCGTCTTCTAATATATCGACGATTTCTGTGCCGATTTCAAAATCTTCTGAGAAACTAATGCCAAAATCGTCGCCTAATTGATAAACATCTTCGTCGATATCTTCTTTTCCTGAAAAACCCTTAGCAGCCCCTTTTACTGCTCCTTTAACACCACCTATGATTTTACGTCCGACCTGTGCCATAAAAGGCTCGTCTTCTTCTTCTCTGTCTGCTTTTAACTTAGCGATTCTATCGTCGCTTTGTTTATCTATAGATTTTTTAATATGGTCGCTGGCATCTTTACGGATTTTATCAAAGTCGATTTCTTCTTCGAATCCCTTGTCCTTGGCTTCTTTTTCTAGATCCGCTTTACGTTGAATTATAGCCTGTGAAATTTCTGGATCTTCTCCGGCTACTGGATCCATTTGTAAATCCTGTAGTGCCTTGCGTTTAGCAGCAAGGTCTTCTTTGTCTTTAAGTGCTGTTTCGCTAACTAAAGCGTCTAATTTAGAT